CTGATAGATTACCTATTTTACTTCAATCTGGACTTATAGACATTGTTTATAAGATCCCAGGCTTAGGTGAAATATGGGCTAAAATATTAGTGGATAGACCTTATGTCATTTGTAAGAATAAATATAAGATTCCAGTTGGTGCTGTCCATTACGCGACAGGGCAACCTATGGGTGCTCTTTCGTCTTGGGCAATGCTAGCTTTAACACATCACTTTATTCTACAAGTAAGTGCTCTTAACGTCTACCCTGAGTATAACTCATGGTATGACCGTTATGAGATTCTTGGTGATGACTTAGTTATCTTTGATACTAACGTTTATCAAGAATATCTTCGACTAATGAACCTACTGGATGTAGGTACAAATCCGTCTAAATCTCTTTTCTCAGAGAACTCTACAGCAATTGAATTTGCTAAGAGAACTGGGATAGAGGGACAAGATGTGTCTGGTATATCTTGGAAACAATTTATATCAGCTCTTTCTTTGAGCGATAGAATCGGTTTACTGATTCATTTCTCTCAGAAAGGACTAGTATCTACTATTCCAATGATCTTTTCGATCATTGGAACCGGAAATGATCATCTTACCCTGGATTCACTTTCTCGTAATGAGAAAGGTAAATCCATTTTGAATCGATCATTAATGGCTCTATTAGGACATTTTGTTAATTGTAACAAAATGTCGCTCGTAGATGCAGTAGCATTCACAGTCGATCCTCATGACAAGGAGTTGGGGTGGTTGGATGATCCAACTGTCCCTTTTACTGTGACGTTGCACGAGAGCTTAAAATTATTTAAGTTCTCTGCGACTGATCGATGGGATGGGGGTTCTTCTCAACTCTCTCTGTTCAATGAACGAAAAGAGTTAGTCGAACACTATCTAATGAAGTCAATTGCTGATGATATAGTAGTTGACGTATTACGTCAAGCGCTATTGTTGAAAACAACTTCTCAAAGAGATTTAAATAATCTAGCTTTAAGTTTTGTTAGCACTGATACCGGTTTATCGTTATCTAAGTCTCTCCAAGGAGAGATAGATATCGAATCTGATAATTCCGTGTTCTCTTTACAAGAAGTTAAATTCCTTCAGGACTTAGCCCAATGGGCCATAGGATATCGTGCTAATCCAATTGGATTTTACGAGGATCTCATAAAGGTTATGAGATTATCCTATTATCCTGTTGAGTCTAAGAAACCGCTGAGAGTAACTCTTTCCTCTATGTGGTTCGCTCGTAATTTATCTAAATCTTTAGAAAAAGAACAAGCTTACTTTAAGATTGAAAGTAATTCTAGGGTTTCTACTCGGTCTGACCTGGCTTGGTTATCGAAAGATATCAAGTCAGCGACTACGATGACGACTAGGGATTTATTATCTCGATGTATAGCTAGTAGCAACCGTTAACATGTAACGATATACATACTAAGTATCGGAGAGAAGGGTAACCTGATCAAAGAAAAGGTATTACGGG